TGCCGCCCTCCCTTCATCGCCCCCCTTTTTCAGAAAGTTGCGAGGCAAATTTTTTTGACCTCAAAAATCGAAAATTTATATTTACTACTCCAAAGTAGTTGTAGAATACTAACCCAGAAGGAGGTATAACTATGGCAAGAAAAGCCAAAACTGACCTAACAGCATACACTTATGAGCAAAGAGAGCAACAGTTAATCGATTTGACTCTCGATGTGGCAGAACAACAGCTTAGAGATGGTACGGCGTCACCATCAGTCATTACCCATTTCCTAAAATTAGCAACTGAAGAACATAGAATTCGCAGTATCATGCTAAGAGAGCAAATGGAATACATCAAGACTAAAGCCGATAAGGTTCGTAGTGACGCAAACCAGGTACAAGATTACGAAAATATGCTCAATGCTCTAAGAGATTACGGTTATGGCAACAACTTATGCTAGAACGTACTCTGAATTAATGACGCTCAAGTCGTATGGAGAACGTTTGAAGTATTTACAAACATTTAATCGTAACCCAAGTCCACAAGAAAGAAAACTAATGAACTCGTTTTATAAATCCGGTATATGGAAGAGAACGAGGAACGATATTATTAAAAGAGACTTAGGATGCGATTTAGGAATTCATGGATTAGACATTGAAGATGTGCCACTAGTCCATCACATTAATCCCATCTCTTTAGAAGATGTCTGGGAACGAAGTCCAAAGTTATTCGACCCAGAGAACCTTATTACGGTTAGTTATGACACTCACAACAAGATTCACTACTATAGAGAAAAACCAATCTCTGGAATCATAGAAAGGAGACCAGGAGATACAAAGTTATGGGAGGAAATAAAACTATGAATTTACAAGATAACGTACTCGATGATGTTAAAAAGTATTTGACATTAAATCAGACATTAGGATTTAACATGTTTGATGACCAATTACTTGAAACTATAGATTCGTTATTCTCAGACATTCAGCAGCTTACAAATTATGTGAATCAAAATGCTGAAATTACAAAGGAATCTACATGGGATTCATTATTTGATGCCTCTGCAAGCGAAGAGGCTAAACTTGCTTTATTAAAACACGCAAAGAGATACATCTTCCTATCTACGAAGATGGTATTTGACCCGCCTCCACAATCCTTGAATCAATACTACTCAAACTGGATTGATGAGGCAAAAGAAAGGATTCGTTATAACGAAGAAATGAGAAATTAGAAAGGAGGGTAGAAGTTATGTCCGACAGCATTAAACATTATGGTGTAAAAGGTATGAAACATGGCGTTAGACGTTACCAGAATATCGACGGTTCTCTTACAGCCTTAGGTAGACAGCGTTTAGGGGTAGGTCTTGGTGTAAGTAAACTTGGACCAAACCAGGAATATCGTGTTGTGCAGGTTCCGTTGAATGATGGTTCAGGTAGAACAATGATGAAGAAGGTTATTGTCAACAAACAGCCGGCTCCCGCAAAAGACCCAGAACCAACACCAACAAAACAACCGATTTTACCATCACCAAGCGCAGAAAGCGATAAAAAGAAATCCTCTTCTAAGAAGAAAAAGAAGAAGAGCTCATCTTCCAAGAAAAAATCGTCTAAGAAGAGTAAAGGAAAAGGTAAAGGTAAGAGTAAGGGCTCATCTAAGAAGAAGGGCTCTGGTAAGAAAGGTAAAGGTTCGTCTAAAAAGAAAGGCTCTAGTAAGAAGGGCAAGAAGAGTAAGAAAAGCAGAAAGAGTAAGAAGAATAAGCTAAGACTGGCAATTGTAAAAACTAAGAAAAAGAAAACTAAAAAGGTAGCAACACCTAAGAAAGCTACTATTCGAAACGCTATCCAAAATGTTCAAAAAAGGTCCAACAAGAAATCTACAACTACATACCGTAAACCATCAAAAGCACCAGAGATTAAGGATGCTAAGACATACTTCAGCGCTAAGATGTCATCTAAATCAGTAAAACATGATAGTATTAGCCACCACGGTATCAAAGGTCAGAAGCATGGCGTTAGAAGATACCAGTATGAGGATGGTACACTAACACCAGAAGGTAGAGCTAGATTAGGACGTGGTCCTGCAAGAGCCAAAGGTTCTACAAAGAATAAACCGGCAAAAACTTCTAAGATTAGTGAATTCTTGAAGAAAAGAAAAGAGAAGAAAGCAGCTCAGAAGGAATTGCAGAAAGAACAGGAATTCCGTAATGGTATGAAGACCTATAATGGTCGAGACCCTTACGATTCAAAATCAATTTCTAAATTATCTACTCAGGACCTCATAGCAAGAACAGAAAGACTACGTGCTGAGAGACAATACCTTGAGGAAATTAAACAGTCTCCACAGGCAAAAGCTGCATTTGCTAAAGAAGCTAAAAAAGGTATCTTGGTTAAGAATTTAAAGAAAAATCTACAAGAAGATGTTCCAAGAGAAATCTCTAGACAAGGTAGTAGAATGGCTGTAGAGTACCTTTTTAATTCAATAAAGAATTCCTCTAACAGTAATCAAAAGAAGAAATAACAAAATATAAGGAGAATACAAAATGTTAAAAAAAAGACTACACTATATCGATTTCAACGGAGAAGACCAGAACGAAGATTTATACTTCCATATGTCTACCGTAGAAGTCACAAGATTCATCTCTAAATACTCAGACTACACAAATTTAGACATTCGTGACCAGAATTCTACTGCACAAGCGTTATCTCAGTTTATTAACAGAACATTGAAAGAAGGAAGAGCTGACACTATTATCAACTTCCTAGAAGATTTCATCTTATCAGCATATGGTGAGAAAACAGCGGACGGTAAACGTTTCCAGAAATCAGCTAAGATTAGAGAAGATTTCTCTTACTCAATTGCCTATGCTACTCTGTTCGAAGAGTTAATTACTGACGAAAAGAAATTAGGACAGTTTATGGATGGAGTAATCGATAACGCCGCTAAGAACTAACACGAAAGGAGGCGTACAATGTTATCTAACACTGCGACTCCTATTGAATTTGCAAAATTTAGAAGTCAAGTGGAGAGAGGCGAAATCCCCGTAAATGAGGAAATCTCTCTCCAAATGAATAGAATTAATGACCTTATTGCAGACCCTCGTTATTACTATGACTACGAGCCTCTTCAGGGTTATATTAAGTTTTGTGAGAACGAGTTGGTGTTGTCGGATGGCTCACCAATGTTCTTATTACCATCGTTTAGACTCTGGGCAGAAGACTTACTTTGTTGGTTCCACTTTGTTGAAGAGAAGTATTACGATACGACAACAAAGAAATGGAAATATAGAAGAGTAAAACACCGTCTTCGTAAGAACCAGTTTCTAATAGTGGGGAGAGGTGCCTCTAAGACTATGTATGGCTCGTCTATACAAGCATATCAGCTTTGTGGTCCTGTTACCCAAGAGCAATTAGCAACATCTCCAACAGGAGACCAATCCCATGAAACTCTGAATCCTATTGTTACTGCGATGATTAAAAGTAGAGGTCCGCTCCTAAGGAGTCTTACTTCAGGGAGCAAACTCTCTACTAGGAATGATGCTAGTTCTCAGAAATTAGTAGCTACAAATAAGGGTATTTCAAACAAGTTGACAAACTCTAACTTGGTTATAAGACCCATGTCTGTAGATAAGTTGCAGGGTTACCGATTTCACACTTCGACAGTCGACGAGTGGTTATCTGGAGATACTAGAGATGACCCAATCTTGGCTATCCAACAGGGTGCTGCTAAGACAGGAGACTATCTGCTAATTGCGACAAGCTCGGAAGGTACTGTCCGAGACGGTATCGGCGATACAATCAAAATGGAACTCAAGAAGAAGCTACGAGGCGAAATCTATGACCCAAGTACTTCTATCTGGTATTACAAGCTAGATTCCATAAGAGAAATTGCCGACCCAGAAATGTGGCTCAAAGCCAATCCAAACCTAGGAGCCACTGTTACATATGAAACATATGAGAAAGAAGTTCAGGTTGCTGAAGAACGTCCAGATAAGCGTTCCGAAGTATTGGCTAAACGTTTTGGTATTCCTGCTGAAGGTTTCTCTTACTTCTTCAACTATGAAGAGACGCTACCTCATCCGCCTCAGGATTTCGATGGTTTAGAATGTGCCATGGGTTGTGACCTTTCTCAAGGTGATGATTTCTGTGCATTTACCTTTTTGTTTCCATTGGGGAATTCGAGGTTTGGAGTTAAGACAAGAGCTTACGTTAGCTCTAACAAGGTAGCAAAATTACCAGAAGCCACCAAGGAGAAATACAAAGAATTCTACGGAGAATTATCGCTAATAGAGATGCCTAAGGGAGTACTCGATATGGAGAACGTGTACGACGACTTAACGACATATATAGCGGAGCATCAGTACAACGTTGTTTCAGTCGGTTATGACCCTTATAACTCTAAGTATTTCATTGAGAGATGGAAGACCGAATATAGTGCATTCTACGTGGATAAAGTCATTCAGGGAGCTAGGACAGAGTCTGTTCCTTTGGGTGAACTTAAGAACTTGGCTGAATACAGATTACTTTATTTCGACCAAGAGCTTATGAAGTTCTCTATGGGTAATGCTATTACTATAGAGGACAACAATGGCAATAGGAAATTATCTAAGCGACGCGCTATCGAGAAAATCGACTGTGTTGCTGCATTACTGGATGCATGGGTTTCCTATACGTCACACAGGGAGGTATATTCGGGTTAATGAAACTAAACATTTTCAACAGAAATCCGACAAATACTCCAATCCACATAAACGTTTCTTATAGAGAAGGACCTATTACAAGCTCTGCCTCTACTAGAAGGACCATACTAACTACAATTGTGAATCGTATCGCCTTAGACGTGTCAAGTACGCAATTCCATCACATTAGAACTGATGGTGACCAGAACACTGAACTAGTAATTGACTCGGGTCTTGAAAATTGTTTAAATCTGGAAGCTAACATTGACCAAACATCTCAAGCATTTATCCAGGACCTAATCTTCACAATGATGGATAAAGGGGTTTGCGCGATTGTCCCTACCGACTTTGATGATAGATATGGTACACTTGGAGAATACAGAAGTGTTTCAGAAGGTGCTAAGATTACAGCGTTTAACATAGAAACCATACGAGTTGGAACTGTTCAGGAATGGGCTCCAAGAACTGTAAAGTTAGAAGTCTACAATGAATTAATCGGTGATAAGCAAGATTTGGTAATGAACAAAAATGAAGTAGGAATTTTATATAATCCGTTCTATGAAGTGATGAATACAGGAAATTCTACGTTGTCTCGATTAACGCACAAGTTGGCACTTATTGATAAGATTGATAATGCCCAGAGCCCTGATAAGCTCAACATGATTTTACAATTACCATTTCCTGTTAAAACCGACGCTCAAAAGAAGATAGCTAAAGACAGAGTAGACAACCTAATAAAACAGATTCAGGAAAACCCGTATGGTATTGCATACGTTGACGCGACAGAAAAGATTACTCAACTTTCAGGGCAAGTGGCTAGTTCACTTGTACAAGAAATTGAGAATTTGCGAAACGAATTATTCAATCAGTTAGGTATGACAAAATCTATATTTGACGGCACAGCGACAGAGCAAGAACTTAAGACGTATTACAAACGTACTATTACGCCTATAGTTAGAGCTCTGACGTTGGAGCTAAATCGTAAATTCCTTACAAAGACAGCCCGCTCTCAAGGACATAAGTTCACATTCCATGAAGACATGTTTGCTTTAGTTCCATTCGAGCAGTTAGCTACAACGCTTAGTGTCTTGAAGCAATCTACTATGATTACTACAAATGAGGGACGTGCAATTCTAGGACTCAAAGTATCTGAAGACCCTCTAGCAGACATTCTGTTTAACCCTAACATTTCAGACCCTAATGCCCTCCCTATGGATATGGGTGCAGAAATGTTACCAGAAGGTGAAGTGCCTCCTGAGGGAGAGGATACCCCGGTTATGGATGAAGAAACGTATAACAAACTTATTAACGGAGAAGGAGAAGAAGGATGAACAAAAAACACAAGCAGTACGACTTCGGAGGATGGGTAACTAAGAATGACATCCTCTGCTCAGATGGTACTACAATCCGTCAAAATGCGTTTAAAGAATGCGACGGCATGACAGTACCAATCGTGTATATGCACAACCACAATGACATCACAAATCAGCTAGGTCATATGGACTTAGAAAATCGTGAAGAGGGTGTTTATGGTTGGGGCGTATTTAACAAATCTAAGTCAGGAAAGCACGCTAAAGAAGCGGTCTTAAATGGTGATATGGATTCTCTATCTGTATTCGCAACAAACATTGAACGTACAGTTAGAGATGAAATCTTACACGGTGATATTAAAGAAGTAAGCTTAGTATTAGCGGGTGCAAACCCTGCCGCTAAGATTGATACAATTATTGCTCACTCAGCAGATGGTAAAGCTATCAAAGCCAACGCTAAAATGGATATAGGTTTCGAAGATGACGGAACTGAAAACTTTACATTATTCATGAGAGATGCAATTGCTCATTCAGAGGAAGATGAAGAACCTAAGAATGACGACACAGATGGCGCTGATGATGACGTAGATGTTGACCAGACATTCGAAGACATCTTAGAATCTCTAGATGAAGAAGATAAAGCCAAGGTATTAAAGAAGATTCAGAAACTCGCTGATTCAGATGGCGAAGAAGACATCGCAGACATGATTGACAAATTAAATGACGAACAAATCGACGAGTTAGCAGAATTCTTATTAGACTTTATGCCAGATGATGGTGAGGATGAAGATGATGACACAGATGACTCAGATGATTCAGATGACGGCGACTCTTCAGATGACGGAGATAGCGTAAGTCACAGCGATTTTGGAGAAGAAGGAGAAGAAGACATGAACGTATTCGAAAAGAATGGTAAAGCAAACAAAAAGAACAAAGAATTAGAAGTATTAGCACACTCTATGTTCACAGAAGTTAGAAATGGAACTAACACTCTTAAAGGTGCTTTCGAAGCTCACAAAGGAGATTTCTTAGCACACGGTATTACTTCTATTGAAAACTTATTCACAGTCGAACAGGATACTGGAGCTCCAGAAATCTATAGAAATGAAGAACCTTCAGTTATGGCTGCTATCTTAAGCGGTGCATATACAAGACCTGGTACTTCTGTTCACGGTAGATTAATGGACATCACTGCTGAAGAAGCGCGTGCTAAAGGTTACATTAAAGGACGCGAAAAGTTAGACTCTGTTTACACTACTTTAAACCGTAGAACTTTCCCAACTACTGTATATGCTAAAGAATCATTTGATAGAGATGATTGGTTAGACATTGACGATTTCGATATTGTACAGGTTGTTAAACCTCTAATGAGAGAAAAATTAACTGAAGAAATCGTAAGAGCTATGTTAATCGGTGATGGTAGAGCAGACACTTCTGCTGATAAGATTAACCCAGATAACATCAGACCAATTGCTACTGATGACGATTTATACAACCACAAAGTATATGAAGTAACAGCAGCAAACTTTGTAGAAGAAGTTAAGAAGAACCGTAAACACCTTAAAGGTAGTGGTAAACCAACACTCTACATCGATATGTCTTTAGCTACTGAAATCGAATTAACTAAAGATGGTAATGAACGTTACTTATACGGTGTAGGTAATAGACCTGCAACTGATGAAGAATTAGCAGCTTTAGTAGGTGCTGATAAGTGTGTTACTCCAGATTTCATGGATGGTACTGGTTTAGCTATCTTAGTTAACATCAGAGACTATGAAATCGCTGTACCAAAGAAAGGTAAAGTTGACATGTTCGACGATTTCGATATCGACTTCAACAAAATGAAATACCTTATCGAAACACGTATGGCAGGTGCATTAAACAAACCTCGTGCAGCTATGACTTTAACTACTGCTAAAAAAGAAGGAGCTTAATCAATGAGTAAATTCGCAGGAATATTAGGTGTCCAAATGCCTGCTAGGGAGGTTGTAGATGAAGATGGCTTTCCTACAGGAAAGTTCCAACCTGCGGGTATAGAGAAATATAGTGTAGCGGGAGACCTGGAGGAGCTATCATATTCTAGAAGTATTAGTAATAACGCAAACGGAGAAGTTACTATTAACTCCAAAGCTAGTATCCTATTATATGATACGCTCGCCAGGATATTCCTGGGCACGAAAGAAGAAGACTCTGCGGGGCTACCAGTATTTTTAGACCTATATGGTACTAAATGGAATATCGAGTCTTATCACATAGATATACCCCGAATAGAATTCACGTTGGGAGGAGTATACAATGGCAGAGATGTCTAAGTCACGTAAAGAATTACAGCGCAAGCTATTAGATATAAAAAATCAAAATGGATTAAAAGGAGTATACTTCGAACCACCAGAGAATTTAAAAATATTATATCCGTGTATTGTGTATAATCTTAGGGAAGTTAGGGATAGCTATGCTGACAACGTCAGATATATTGAACGAGATGTGTATAGTATTACGTTAATCGAATTAGATGCTGACAGCCCAGTGTATCACTATATGCTTAATAGTATACCAAATATACGTATGAATAGCTCTTATACCTCAGATGGCTTATATCATAAGTCATTCTCAGTAGAGGTTGTAAGAAAAATTTAACTAGAAGGAGAAAACAATCATGGCAAAATTACAGTTCGATGAATTGAACGAAAGAAAAGTAGAAGCCGGGGTCGACAAAACAGTCTTCTTCCCTGGTACAGTAGCAGGAACTAAAGGTGTGGCATGGAATGGTGTTACATCAATCTCAGATTCACCAGAAGGCGGCGACGCTAACGACAAATATGCTGATAACATGGTTTACGTTTCATTCCGTGGTGCAGTTAAGAACAATGGTACTGTTGAATGTTTAACTTACCCATATGAATTAGATACTCACATGGGACGTGTTGGTGGCGAAGGTGTTGCTATCTCAGGCGGACCTATTAAACCTTACTGTTTAGCATGGCGTACATTAGTTGGTAACGCTCAGGATGGTATTGAAGCAGCTGAAAAATTATCATTCAGATGGAACGCTTCGTCTAAACCATTCGAAAGACAGTCTCAGTCACTACAGGATAACGTTGAAACTTCAACATTCTCTGTAGCATACTCAACTGTTGATACACCTGTAAATATTACAGAAGAAGACAAAACTAAGTTAAAAGCTTTAGGTGGAAGCTTTGCCGACATCGCTAAGCTTACAAGAACTTCTGCTGTATCAATCGAAAAGAATGCTAAAACAGAAGCTGCTTACAACGCTTTATGTGATGCAGTCTATGGTACAGAAGAAGAAGATTCTAAATTGTTAACACCATCTGAAGTAATCCATATTATTGCCAATAACGTCAGTAATACATAGCAGGATAGTTGCTAGACTTACTGATAGTGATGAAAATGAAATCACTGATGAGGTTGACAGAGTAATTACAACTGAGGAGCAGGAGAGTTAATACTTTCCTCCCCTCTTATATTTTTTAGTAACATGAGGAGGTTCTCAAATGATAAAAATTAGAGTAGAACCGGTGGAAGAGTTCAACTCCATGACTAACGAGTTCAAGATTAAGGACGGACTCGAAGGAGGGTTGTTCTCATTTGAGAACTCCCTTAAAGCTATTTCAAAATGGGAAGCTATATGGCAGAAACCATACTTAAACCCGTTTAAAGAAACCCTCACATCAGAGGAAATGGCATCTTATTACGAATGTATGTGTATCACACCTGGTTTTAACAGAGCTTATCTGAATCAGCCAGACGTACTATCGGCACTTGAGAACTACGTCATGACATCACATACAGCAACCAAAGCTAATAGCAAGGATTCAGGCGGAAAAATACGAATGTATACCTCTGAAGAGATTTATGCTATGATGGCTGTAGCACGAATTCCGTTTGAGTGTGATAAATGGGAAATTAATAGACTTATGGCGCTTATTGGTGAAGTTAGTAAACTAAATGCGGCATCTGGAGAGAAATCAGAGCAGGACCGTAAGAAGGTTGCTGACAGAATTGTTGACGAGAACAGACGAAGACAAGAGCGCTTTAAGAAAGAAGGGAGGTATATCTGATGAAATTAGACATCTCGGTTACTGGGGGAACTCAGGTACGCAAGCTATTAGAGCAATATGCTAAAGCAGACCCTAGTAAAAACCTAGATAAGATGGGTTCCGAGATATGCCAAATACTAGCTAAGCGTACACCAGTTAGGACTGGAGAAACTGCTAGGTCTTGGAAGCATACTACCAAGAAGACTTCTAACGGCTTTGAGATAAACATCACGAATGATGCTCATATCAAAGAAGTTACAGGATTCATCTGGCTGCTTGAGTTTGGGCATGGAAGTAGATGGGGTAAGTTCTATCCTGGTAGGTTTATGATTACCAAGTCAATGACAGATATCCAACAATGTATTAGCAAAAATATACGGGAGGTGTTAAATAACCATGGCTCTAGGTAGTAGACCAATAGACGACGTTGTTGTTCGTATGAAAATGGAAAACGACGACTTCCTGAATAAAGCTAAAAAGTCGTTACAGACCTTCGACGACTTAACTAAGAAAATGGAAGGTTCCAAAAATGTAGATATGAGCAAAATTGCCGATGGTGTAGAAAACATCTCAAATAAGTTTACATTATTGGGAAGCCTTGCTCGAAACACATTCGATAGAATCTCGAACTTGGCTATTGATACAGGTATTAAACTTGCAAAAGCATTTGCGTTAGACCCAATTGCTCAGGGTTGGCAGGAATACCAGTTGAAGATGGACTCAATGAAGACTATCATGTCTTCTACAGGTGAAAGCATCACGACTGTAAAGAAATATTTGGAAGAATTGAATAAATACTCAGACGACACTATTTATTCATTCTCTGATATGACTAGTAACATCGGTAAATTCACAAATGCCGGTGTAAAGTTAGATAAAGCCGTAAACGCTATTAAAGGGGTTGCCAACGTAGCTGCAGTTTCTGGTGCTAACTCAAACGAAGCATCAAGAGCTATGTATAACTTCTCACAGGCGTTATCAACAGGTTCAGTAAAGTTAATCGACTGGAAGTCAATCGAAAATGCGAATATGGCTACTAAGGAATTTAAGGAAGAATTGTTAAAGACTGCCGTAGCTATGGGTGAAGCCAAGGATATGGGTAATGGTATGTATCAAATTCTGGCACGTAACTCAAAAGGTAAACAGTTTGACGAATTAGTATCAGCTACTAAGAACTTCAACGACTCACTATCTTATCGTTGGATGACAACAGAAGTATTAACTGAAACATTGGAACACTATGCTAAGAACGTTGACTCTATGACAGCGGCTGAGAAGAAAGCATATGAAGAAGAACTTCGTAGAAAAGGTTTCAATGAAAAAAGAATTAAGGAGATTGAGGAATTAGGTAGAAAAGCAACTAAAGCAGCTACTGAAGTAAGAACTTGGCAGAAACTGGTTGAGTCTTTACAGGAAGCAGTTGGTTCTCAGTGGGCTATAATCTTTGAATCAATCTTCGGGGATATGGAACAGGCTACAAGACTTTGGACAGCTATCAATGACGTAGCATCTAAAGTTATCGACAACACTGTTGGAGCATTAGCAAGAATGATTTCTGAGTGGTCTAAACTAGGCGGTCGAGAATCTCTGTTAGCTACCATCGCAAACTCATTTAAGGCGATAGGCAACTTCCTAGCCCCAATTGTGGAGCTCATAGGAGCATTCTTACCTAAGGGAGACGGTATGGGTAGAACCCTAGCCAATATTTCTGCTGCTGTAGAGAAACTATCTCAAAAGATTGTCGTGTTCTCTAGCGGGGTAAGGACTCTTGTGGAGGCGGTCACTAAACCACTCGGCTCTGTAGTCAAAATGGTTAAATCTATTGTTGGCTTAGTAGGTAGAGTGGCAGGCACATTGTTAATGGATTTGCTACCTGAAGGTTTGGTTAACAGATTAAAATCTGTAGGTGACTTCATTAATAGAATGCTCAGAAA